CATTTGCATACGCACTAGGATAAACTTTAAATTTACGTTTCGCAGCATTTTTCCCCCTTGCACATAATTTAGTCATTGTTAATCTTCCTATATCCCCAACGATTTTCAGAAACGTCCCAAACACCTTTCATGGCATCTGGTATTCTTACAAAAAAGCCAGAAAATTTTACAATATTTTTAGTTAATAACATAGCTCCTCCTTTAAAAATATTTATTCATTACTGTTATTAGGTCTTCATATTTAGCAACTTCTTCAAGTTCCTTTTCAATCTCACTTATAATATCTCCATGTTCACCTATACCTCTAGGATTATTTAATAACACTTCAACATTAGCAACATGTTTTTTAATATGTCCATCTGCATGAGATAAAAAAGCTTCTTTTAGTTTTTCTTTTATCATTTTAATTTGATAAATTATATGTAGTATCTAAATCTTTAGGGTCTCCAACTTTCATCATTATTTGGTCATCATATAATAATAATAATTTTACATTTTTATAAAATAGTTTTTGACCTGCATGTTTAGTATAACACACATAATCTCCCACATTACACCAGTTTCCATTTGGAAATTTATCTTCATCTTTATAAGCTAAATCTCCTAACGATAAAACTTTACCAACTGTAGTTAGATAAGCTATATCACTTTTAACTGAATCAGGTAGCATAATACCACCTTTAGTTGTTTCCCTTATCGTAACAGGGCGAACCAATACGTGATAGCCAGGCAGAGTAGGTAAAGTCTCTGGGTCAGGTAGTTCTTCTCTGTTTGTCCATTCATCATTTTTAACTGCATTATTTAATTTAATAGTCTGCATCATCTTCTCCATCAATCATTTTTTTATAGATATTAGTTATTAAGCTATTAGCATATTTAAGTCCTATAATACATCCAACCTGTTGTTTATAATGATTATAGTCCTCACAAACACCATCCCCTAATGATTGCTGAATACGACCTACTTCTGCATTTATTTCCTTCTCAATTTCAGAAATAATATTCTTCATAAATTATTTTTTAGTTTTATATGAAGCAGGAGGGTCTTCTCTTAATATACCCCTCTTTGCTCTGAAAGACATTTCGCTTCCAGGTACTTTTGACCAGTCACCATATTTTGCTGGAGTATGTGGTCCTTTTATTATATCACTCATTCTATTCTCCTTTCATTTCTTCCTTGGCTAAATCGCCAAGTGTTTTTATAGTTTGAGTTGCAACTTTTGTTTGTCTATTTTTCTGTCCCTCAGTTTGTTTTAGAATTTGGTTAGCACCTTTTTCAATTGCTTTAATACCTTGTTCTTCCTCTTTGAGAGTCAGTTCTCTTTGTTTAACTGCTAAGTCAGCAGCTTCTTGTAAAGCTTCAAGACCAAGTTTTTCTTTTTCAACTTCAAGTTTTTGTCTTTCAATCTCAACTAATTGTTGTTCAGGTGTTAATTGAGTTCCCATTGATTGATTAGCTTGAGATATTTGTTGAGCAGCTTCTGCTTGAACTTGTTGTAATGTTGCAGGGTCAGTCGCTACTCCTGATACCATTCCATTAATTTGTTCTTGGTATCTCATAATCATATGTTCTTTTATATTAGCTTCAAGAACTGGTTTTACTTTTTCCATAATTGGACTTCCACCATTCATTGGGTCAACTAAAAAAGAACTCTTAACTGTTATATGTGCCATGTGGTCTTGACCTGGAAATGCTCCTATTGGCATACCTTTTACTGCTGCTTGTATATCTGACACAGGGTCAAGTGGTCTTGGTTTAACTTGAGGTGGTAATATATTATCTAAGTTAGGCATATTAGCAGCTTGTAATATTGTTCTATGTAATGCCTGTATATTATAAGTTCCTGGTGGTGCTTGACTGGCTAACTGTAGAGCCAACTGTGAAAGCATTAATCTATGAGCACTTGAAGGTATATTTGGGTCGCTGACAGGTATAACATCAACTTTACCATCAAAGTCCATTTTAAATATGGTTGGACTTGCACCAGGAACTTCATAAGGATAAGAGTCAGGTAATGACTCAAAGTTTATCCTTGCTAATATTTTAAATTCTTCTTTTTGTGAGTGATGTAATCTTTTATGTATAGCACTAAAAAATTTACTTGAAGCTTCTAACAATGCCATTGTAGTTCCAACTGGACCATAGTTAGTTGAATCATTAATTACTTTTTCTGTGCTATCTGCAAATTTTTGTCCTGCTCCTGCAATAAATCCTAACATTTGAAATAAAGTATTAGAGGGTTCTTTATAAGGTAAAGGGACTATTGCTCTATTTAAATCTACACCTGTGGCTTCAACATCTCTAAATTCACCAGGAGATAAAGGTTCATTATCTCCAACAACTTTTACACCTTTAGCTTTAAATCCTGCAGGTAATGTTGCAAACTGTCCTGAGTCAACTAAGTTTCTCATAGCTGCAGTTGCAGTCATTGTAAGATTACCTAAAAAATGTATTAAACCTAAACCATAAAAACCAAAACCTGGAACAAATTTGTAATGTGTAAAAAACATTTTCATTTGTTTAGTTGGGTCATCTTCATTATAGTTTCGTCTTATAGATAAAACTTTTCTTGAACTTTCCTCAACTGTAACAATATAAGGTGAAGCAACACCTTCATCATCTAAATCTAAATAACAATGTTGTTCTAATAAAACATATTGTGGGTCAGAATCTGCAGGTATAGCTGTTCCCATAATCTCATCAACTTTCATTGACATTGATGTTTGTTCTACAGCTTGTGCTTCAGGTAAATCAATATCTTCATAAACTCCTGCAGCTATTTCTTTTGCTAAGTCATTTGGATTGCGTAATATTACATGTGTATATCTATCTGCTTTTCTTAAATCTGAAGCATGATATGAAACATAAAACTGGTCAATAGGTACAAACTCTGAACATGGTCTGTCTAATGAACCATCATAATAAATCTTTTTAAATGCTGAACCAATAATTGGTAGATGAAATAACATTCTTTCAAATTCATGAAAGTATTCAGGCATCATCTCTGTAAGTTGATAATTCATAAATTGTTTTACACGAGATGCTTGTTGTTGTTTTTCTACAGTTTCATTTCCAATTATTTGAGCCATTACTGGACCACCAGCAGGAAATAATTCTTGAGAAGCTTTTGATTGAAACTTTACTGCTGATTCTATTAAGAGTGGATGAACTGCAGTACACGCACCCTCAAATGGCTCTGAGGTTTCTTTTAATTTTAACCCTAGTAAATCAAATCCTCTTTCAAATGTTTGTTCCCATTCTCCTCTTGACTCTTTATCTGATTCATATTTTTCATAAACAGTTGCTCCTATTTCTTGAAGTGTTTCCTCATCAAGAGTTGGAACTAAATTATCATAATGACCACCTACCATTTCTTCTTCAGGCATAATAGCAGGTCTGCCCATAAGGTCAACCACTGCTGACCCATCTTCCATCATTGCGACACTTTCATTAGGAATAGATTCATTAATAATTTCGTCAACAATTTTGTCTTCGTTTTCTTCTACTTGAGGTATTTTATCAAAGGGATTTTTTTCAGTTGGCATAAATTTTCTTTCACAGTTATTAATTTTATATTATATACTTAAAACTTCCAGTATGCAACCCTTTTTTTTCTTTCATAGCCTTCTTCATAATCAGGGTCATCAGGATGCACTAAATTCCAAGACTCTTTCATATAGTGAACTGCCATTGTCATTGCATCTACTTGGTCATCATGTCTCCCATTTGGAAACGTAATTGCTTCACTAAAAAGACTATCACTCCATTCATAGCCTTTAGGTAACCAAACTCTACCTGCTTCCATAAGTGGAGTTGCTGCATATACTCTTGCAGTCTTATCTCTATCAGGAGTATAATCTAAAACTGGTAGTCCTGCTCTACGCATGTCTTGTATTAACGATTGACCACTTGCTTTCTTTTCTATAATACAGACATCAGGTTTATGATAGTCATATAGCTCTTGTGCTTTTGTTCTCAGTGTAGGATAATCAAATCTACCTTTTTCATTTCCTAATAATATTA